CCCAATTACTTATTCAAAACTTATCTTCCCTAACGTGCAACCATGTGTATCTGTGAACTTCCTTGTCAGACATCATGTCCAAAAGGTGTTTCAGTTTGCTCAGAACCCACATTTTGCTGGCCCCATGCTTCCAAGCGCACGCATCAATGGCCAATTTGGGGTCGTAATACTCTGGTAGTTGCACGTCATATTCCATGTCTTTTACGATCTTTTCTGTTTCAGGCATTTTCCCTAGCATGCAAGCATAGCTTAACGTCCTGGCAGCAACATTTTCAGGAGTTGACTCACTCACCCCATTTGTTACCTCAAACCTTCTGGCCAGTCTTAAGTAGTCCGGCCCACATTCCCAACCTCCGTTCGGATGGGGGTACACCATCATCTGGAGAAATGTTCCAAGCTTGTCACTGGAGGTAGTCGTCATTACCATGTTATACCGGTTCCGAGTCTGCTTTTTGATGCCTTCCAGATTTAGCATGCTGTCCACCAACATCAAATGGTCATCACCCAACACCAATACCAACTTCACAGCTTGTGGGTTTTTATTGACAATAGATGCATGGACCATCAAGTTGACTATCACATTCCCCAGTGCCGTGGTGGCTTGACCAGTCAGCCGCATGGCATGCAAGTTGCCGCGAATCTTGTCTGCCTTGAATCTCCAATGCTGATGCACTCGTCTCCACACTTGCAACACTAGAGGGTGTACACCTAGCCACTTGTACAACTCGAACTCCACATCTAACACAGAATCGTTGGTTTGCCTGTCTTGCTTGCTCAAGTCACTTTCGAAAGCCCGGGTGGCCCCTGTCACAAGTCTACACCTGGCACTCAGCTCTTTTGGTGTCAACCCATCTGCGTACACAGTTTTCGAGTTCAAAAGCTTTTTCAATCTCTTCTTGGCCTCTAAAAACACAGGACTGAAAATTGCTGCGATTGCCTTTGAGTGCCAGACAATAGTCCGCACGTCTTGTTTTGCTGCCAGGTTCCACCCCGCTGTCATGTTCTCGGTTGGGGTCAGTCTGTCCTGTAACCGCCAAAACCGGTCGCGTTCGGCCGCAGACATCAATTTGCCTTTTTCCGTCGACTCCAATTTAGCGTGTATGTTTTCAGAATTCAATTTGTTGACATACCATCCTTCCTGTTGCACAGCCTCCAACTCATTCCTCACTTTATTCTCCCCAGGACGACCTGATAGCCAATGGTCAGTGGCCTCAGGGTCGATGCTGAGCAACTGGTTCTGCCATGACTTGCAGAGAGACGTCCAGTCGTCCCTGAAGAATGCTTTGGCTATGTTGCGAACTTCCCATTTTGGATCAAGTTTTTCTGATTGTAAATGAATCACTGACCCAAGTCTCTTGGTGATGGCATTAAACACACTGTTCGGAAACTTAGTCAAACTTGGTCGGGAAAACACAGGGTACTGAGTCATGGTAGTTGCCCCACTGCGCATTAATTTGGTGTGGGTGGTAGCGTCTTTAACAATCAATTCTGAGGTAGGGGCGTGTCGTGTTAAAGCGTCAGTATGGTCATCCAAAGTCCAGAATTGTATGACGTCATGTGTCACTACATCAGGTTCACCGAGCACAGACTCAGTGATGGCCCCCGAGACTGTTTCAGGATCGAGGTAAGGCATGTAAAATTTTGTGGCAGGATTGGCTGCTTGCTCTTCCAGAGCAAACGGGTGGACATCGTTCATCTCGTTTTCGACCACCAAACCGATGCGGTCGGGCAAGTCTGGAATGTTCAGGACTTTCTTTATCGCAGTGAAATTGTCGGTCTTGATGCATTGCGCCCGGGCCATTTCAGGGTGGCTGTCACAATAAGCAAACAGGCTTTTTCGGCCTATTTTGAACAACCGTTCTCCTTCCTTCTCCAGTGGCAGTACCACCATCTGTGGCACGTCCCTCCACTCTTTTGGAACGTTCTCAGGATGCCATATGAGCAATATCTTGCCCTTCACGTCCTTGGCGTTATTCAGGAGTTGTCTTCTAATAGACTCATTTCTCTCTGTCCAGTGGCCTTGGGTCATAGCTTCTGGGTCTGGGATGACCGGCAACCTCACACTCTTGTCAGCATCATGGAACCGACTATACCTTGAAGCTAACCAGGATTTCCCTCCCCCACTGCATATATATACAATAGCTCGTGGTTTGACAGTGGCACTAGT